GTCAGCGCCACCTGTCCCGCCTCCAGATCTGTGTCCGCCACCGCCGGCACCGCCCGCGTGGCTGATGCAGGACGCGCCGAACTCGCAGCAGACGCTCGACAGGATTATTTCACCCTCCGAGATCAACTCGCCCAAAGCAGGCAAATGATCGTCGGACTGCAGCTATACGCCATGGGCGTTTGCCGGCGATCGCCGGCGCCCTCGGCCAATCCTTTATCCAACCTCAACAAGTGAGCCAACCATGAACGAACAAAACGCAGAAATCACCCTGGAAGTCGGCGAAAACGAATTCACCTTCAGCCTGACCCCGGCTGACGTGACCAAATACTTCAACGCGCTGACCCAAACCAACAAGGTCGCCCCGGGCCACAACCTGCTGATGAACACCGTTAAGCAGGAAGAAAAAGCCACGCTGAAACCGCTGCTGGCCAACCCGGTGATGGTGATGCAGCTGGCCGGCGCGCTGCTGGAGGAATACGCACCCAACGTTGAGGTGATCGTAAAAAAGCGCTCGAGCACGCTGAGCGCCTGAGTGAAAACGGCCTGGGCCAACTGATGGCCCTGACGAACCGCTGGCTACCTGGTGCCGAACCCACGCTCGAGGCGATGGGGACGGCCAAGTGGCTGGAGGACGAACACTGGAGACGCATGGAGTTTGCCGTGGCTAACGGCATCGCCCTTGCGCTGAACGGGTAACGACATTGGCAGACCGTAGCGCCAGCCTGGCTTTCATCCTCAGCTTGCAGGACAAAGTCACCGCGCCCCTAGGCAAGGTGAAAATGGGCTTTTCCGAGCTTGCCGATCAAAGCGAAAAGCACATTAAGACGATCGGCCTGGGCTTGGGCGGGCTGACGGCGGGCGTGGTCGCCATTCGCGAATCCATGGAACCTGCGCTGGAGGTCAATCGCGCCCTGGGCGACGTGCGCTCGCTGGGCGTGGCTGAAGATGCGCTGTCGGCGCTCAACGCCAAGTCGCTGGAATTCGCCGTGAACTACGGGGAGAACGCCAAGGACTTCGTGGCGTCCGCGTACCTGATCGAGGGCGCTATCAAGGGGCTTGCCGGCAACCAGCTGGCTACGTTTACCAACACCAGCAACCTGTTGGCCAAGGCCACCAAATCCGACGCTGAAACGATGGGCGAGTACGTCGGCACGCTCTATAACCTGCAGAAGTCCCAAGCCGATGCGATGGGGAAGGGCGCGTGGGTGGAAAAGCTCGGCGGCCAGACAGCGCTGGCGGTGCAACTGTTCCGCACCAGCGGCGCAGCCATGAAAGACGCCTTCAAGGAAGCCGGGGCGATCGCCACGACGTCCGGCGTCGACCTGGCTGAACAGATGGCAGTGATAGGCACCCTCAGCAGCACCATGGAAGGGGGCGACGCCGGCGGACGCTACAAGGCGTTTTTCGAGAACATCGGCGCCGCCTCGGAAAAGCTGGGCATGAAGTTCACCGACCAGCAGGGAAAGATGCTGCCGATGATGACTATCCTGGACAAGCTCCAGGGCAAGTTCGGTGACCTGACCAGTGCGTCGGCGGGTGCCAAGCTGATGGAGGCTTTCGGCGGCGAAGGCGCCCAGGTGATCGGCGCGCTGGCCAAGGATACCGATCGGCTACGCAACGGCATCGAGCAGCTGGGCAAGGTGCGCGGATTGGAGAACGCTGAGCAGATGGCGCGGGCCATGGTCGATCCGTGGCAGCAGTGGGCGTCCCTGGTCGAAGTCATGCGTGTGGTGTTCGGCCAGGTGCTGATCCCGGTGCTGTCGCCGTTCATGGCCAAGATGGTCGACATCGGTAAAACGCTGGTGCGCTGGTCGCAGCTGTTCCCCAACATCACCCGCGTGGTCGGCATCACTGCGCTGTCGATCATGGGCATCGTCGCCGCCATGTCAGCCTTGACCATGGTGGTGGGCATCGCGCGGATGACGTGGCTGGGCATGCTTACCGTCTGGAAACTTTTCCAGGCCATGGGCCTGCGCACGGTCGCGATGTTCATCCTGCAGAAACTGGCGATCCTCGCTTACGTCGTGGTGATTCACACGCTGAGCGCCGTTCTGGCGGTCATTCGTGGCGCCATGCTGCTGTGGCAGGGGGCGATCTGGCTCGTCAACGCGGCGCTGCTGGCCAACCCTGTGGTGTGGATCGTGGTCGGCATCGTCGCCTTGGTCGCTGCGATCGCAGCAGCGGTCTACTACTGGGACGAATGGACGACGGCCCTGATGAATACCGCCGCGTTCCAAGCCGTTGCCGAGACATTCCAGAAGCTGTCCGACTGGTTCAACTCCATGGGCGGCTGGTCAGGCATGGCCAAGGCCGCGTGGGACAGCATCGTCGGCATTTTCACCAAGGCCGTTAACGGCGTGATCGAGCTGCTGAACAGCATCCCCGGCGTGAACATCGAAGCGCGTTTCGGCGGTATGCCCGAAGTGCCAGGCGTCGACGCGGCCACCAGCGCTTCCGATACCGCCAACACCGCGCAGAAAGCCCAGCAGACCATCAATGCGGCCATTCCCAGCCTGTCGCCGGCACGCCCGTCTGCAGTGCCGCCGGGTGGCCTGCTGACCAGTATTCAGAACAACAACAGCAGCCAGAACAAGGGCACGCATGTGGAAAACGTGAACATCCACACCGGCAAGCAGATGACGCCGCTGGAGATGGAAAACATTGTCGCGATGGCGGTGGGCGGATGAGCGAATACGTGGATTTGCTGATCGCCGACAACGACCTGGCGCTCGATCCTTCGAACCAGCCCAGGCTGATTGATGACCGCGCCTGCATCGCCCAGGACATCGCCCACATGATCCGCGACAGCGGCCTGCTGGTGACGCTGGTGGCCGAGCGTGACCGCCTGCGCCAACGTGATTGCATCCAGCAGATGGAACTGCTGGTGGAAGACGACGTGCGTCTGGTGCCGGGTACGGCGCGCATCACCGAGCAGGCGCCAGGCGTGTACCTGGTCACCGCGAAAACCATCAAATTCGGATCGATCGAGGTAAGTCTGTGAGCGTCGATTTCAAAAAGGTGATTGCCGATACTGGCATCCCGACCACCGAAGCAGGCTTGAAGGCTGCTTGGGAAAAAGAGGTGGAAGCCCAGGGCGCGAAAGTCGCCAACACCAGTAGTTATTCGCCGTTCTGGCGGGTGATGACCGCGCTAGTCACCAAGCCGGTGTTGTGGTTGTTGGACTTCCTGTGCTTGACCGTGCTGCCCAATTTCTTCGTGAAAACGGCGGTCGATGCCTGGCTGGACACGCTCGCATGGGCGGTCAACGTCGAGCGCAAAGGCGCGACCAAGGCGAAGGGCAAATTGCTGTTTACCCGGGCCATTCCGGACGGCGTGCTGGAGTTGGAAAAGGGGATCGTGGTGCAGTCTGCCGCGATCAATGGCAACGTCTACAAAATGGTTACGACGGCGCCGGCGACGTTCCAGCAGGGCCAGCTGCAGCTGGACGTTCCCGTGGAGGCAGTCGAGGCCGGTAGTGGCTTCAACCTTGCGCCGGGGTACTACGCGATCCTGCCGGTGCCGATTCCCGGCATCGTGCAGGTAGTGAACAAAGACGGCTGGCTGGAATCCCCAGGGGCCGATCCGGAACCCAACGATCAGTTGCGCCTGCGAGTGCGCAACCAGTTCTCGGCGGTCAACCAGTGGCACACCGACGCGGTGTATCGCGCCATGATTTCCGCCTTCCCGGGCGTGCGGCCGGATGGCGTGTATTTCGAACACGGCGCGCCCCGTGGCCCGGGCAGTGCGAACGCCTACATCCTTTTCGATGCCGGTGTACCGGCGGACGCCTACCTGCAGCAAATCAACGCGCACATTCGCGACCAGGGCAACCACGGCCACGGCGACGATCTTCTGGCCATGGTCATGCCCGAAACGCTGGTCAGCCTCGTGGTCACCGTCTGGCCGTTCGCGAACCACACACCGGAACAAGTCTCCAATTTGAAACATGAGATCGAGTTGTTCGTCCGCGCGGCATTTCGTGAAAGCACACCTCGGGACTACCAGCCAACCCTGACCTACCCGCAGTCGCGATTCAGCACCAGCCGATTGACGGAAGAGCTGCACAAGCAGTTCCCCGGCATTGAGGCCGTGAAGTTCACCCCCGTGGCGGACATCGTTAGCGGCCTGTCGATTCCCCGTCTGCAGAGCCTGACGGTGGTGATGAAGTGATAAAGCTCAAATTGCCATTCTGGCTCGATGGCACCGAGCTAACAAAGCTGGTCGCTGCCACCCAATCCTGGTGGGAGATTGTCGCCGGTTGGTTGCGCTGGCCCTATCAACAAATCGACCCCGACACCTGTCACCTGACCATTCTCGAACTGTGGGCATGGCAGCGCGACGTAACGCGCTTCAACGGTGAACCCGAGGCTCTGTTTCGGTTGCGCGTGAAATACGCCTTTGTGAACTCCGTGGACGCCGGTAGCACTGCTGGCATGAAGCGCATTTTCGAGCGGCTGGGCGTCGGCTATGTCGAGATTGAGGAGCGCCAACCCGGCCGGGATTGGGATGTGGTGTTGCTCAAGTTCAGCAACGCACAGCTGTCACTCAATCCCGAGTTGCTACGTGTCCTGATCCAGCAGTACGGCCGAACATGCCGTCGCTATGACTTCGTAACCATCACCCCAGTGGCCCTGCAGATGGGCCTGATCGACTTCAACGACGACCAGCAAACGCTGGTCGCCAGCCTGTAGGAGCGCACTGTGAGCGCCAGTATTACTTTGGCCGGCGAAAGCCAAAAAGCCTTGAAGCAAAGCCAGAAAAAACCGTTGGTGATCCATAAATTCATTTTCGCCAACGTACCTGGGCTGGATCCACTCGCGCCCGTCAACCGCGCCGCCGGCAAGCCGCCAGCGGGCCAGATCGTCCACACGTATCAAATTCCCGAGGAAAACGCGGGATTCGTGAACCCCAACCAGGTCGTGTACAGCGCGCAGTTGGGATCCGATATCGGTGACTGGGATTTCAACTGGATCGGCCTTGAGGACACCGACGGCGTTTTGTTCGCGGTGTCGTACGTGCCGCTGCAGCAGAAACGGAAAAATGTTCTGCCGCAACAAATCGGCAACAACCTGACGCGCAATTTTCTGGTGGTTTTCGATGGGGCCCAGGCGCTGACCGGCGTCAAGATCGATGCCAGCACTTGGCAGCATGACTTCACTGTGCGCCTGTCCGGTATTGACGAGCGTGAGCGCCAAAGCAACCGCGAAATTTATGGCCGTGCATGCTTCTTCGATGTGGCATTCAAGATGTTTCCATTGGATGGCGGCTTTCGGCTCGCTTCCGGTACTGCCTACGTGGAAGGCATTCGTCTCACACTGGCCACTCCGTTTCAGATTACGGGTGTGATTCCCAACGGCCGGGTCTGGTTGGATGTCTGCCTGGAGCGACAGCTCAATGACCGTGTGGCCAATTGGAAGTTGGTGTACGGAGACCAATGGGATTACACCGATTCCGCCGGTACCCGTCATTACTGCGTGCCGATCGCTAACTTTTCCTCTTCGACAAACATTGGCGATTTGCGTCCAAGCCAGCCGATCACTGGGGCACTGATCGACTACCTGGCGGCACGTAATGGTGACTATCCAACCCTACGTGCGCGAGGCACAACCAAGGACGACGTGGGCCTGGGCAATTTGCCAAACGCCATCAGCGATGACCCTGGCACCAACAGTAGTGCGATTGTGGCGTCAACTGCTGCCTTGAACAGGTTGCAGCAGCAGGTCGGCGATTCGCTGACAGGAATGGTTGCAGGGTTCGCTATGTTCGCGGCACCGGCAGGCTGGTTGAAGTGCAACGGAGCGACCGTTTCACGCAGCACCTTCTCGAAGCTTTTTGCGCGGATCGGGACGACGTTCGGCGCAGGCGATGGTGTGAACACCTTTGTCTTGCCGGACATGCGAGGCCTGTTCATGCGGGCCTGGGACGACGGTCGCGGCATCGATGGTTCCCGTGAATTGGGTTCATACCAGGACAACATGATCCAGTCTCACACCCACGCCGCGAGTGCTGCCGCTGTCGGAGATCACGTCCACAGCGCCTGGACCGACACGGTGGGCAACCATGCCCACCGTGCCTGGACAGACGCACAAGGCGGACATAACCACACGGGCGCAGGCTCGCCCGGTATCGGACAAGGGTCTGGCGGGATCAACTCGGTACAACAAGCGAGTGGAACGCATTCGACGTCGTGGGACGGGCAGCACACGCACGCCATCGGTATGGACGGTGCAGGCGCGCACGGTCACGCCGTCGGTATCGGAGGTGCAGGTAGCCACACCCATGGTGTGAGCGTGGCAGTGAATGGCGGCCATGAAACCCGCCCGCGCAACATCGCCCTTCTTTTCTGCATCAAATATTGAGACTGAGCATGACTGAGAAACTTGTCTATCAGACCGACCGCCTTGGCATTTTCATTGGCACGGTGACGGCTGACGAATCACCGGTGGAAGCCGGGGAATACCTGATTCCCGGCGGCTGTTTAGAAACAGCGCCGCCGGCGATCCCGGAACACACAGCCGCGTGGTGGAACGGCAACGCCTGGCAGCTTGTGGACTACTTCGGCGGCGTGGTGGTGTACAACACCGCGACCGGCGAACCGCGCACGCTCGAAGGTTTTGAACCGGTGCCGGCGGGACACACCATGAACAAGCCCGGGCCGAACCAGATCTGGAAGGACGGCGGGTGGGTCGATGACATCGACGCCGTGCTGGCTGCACTTCGGGACAAAAAGCTGCAGATGATCGGGGCTGACTGCGCCGAGTACGTCGCCGGCGGATTCAACTCCAGCGCACTGGGCGAAGTGCACCGTTACAGCAGCGCCATCGATGACCAGGTGAACCTCAACGCCCAGGTGTTGCTGGGAGTCGATGACGTTTACCCGTGCACCGACGCCGACCAGGTGCTGGCTTTCCGTCCCCATACCATCAGCCAACTGCAGAAGGTCAGCCATGACCTGGTGCGCTTTCGCCAAGCCGCCCAGCA